TTTTCAAATTACACCAAGTTTAGGAAACTACCGTATTGTCTAAATTTGCAACAGGAAAACATGCTTTTGGCATATCAGACCGATCTGGATTCAGATATCGGTTAAAAGATATGCGTAAAGAATGGAATGGTTTACTTGTTGGTAGAGATGAATGGGAAGAAAAACACCCTCAATTACAGCCACTTAGGGCGGTTCCTGATCCTCAAGCATTAAGAGATCCTAGACCTGAACAAGATTTAGACGAGCAAAGAGAAATACAATATGGATATGATCCTGTTGGTTTTAAAGATATACCTGGAATTACACCTGCAAACAATTTAGTTGCTGAAGGGCAGGTCGGTTCAGTAACCATAAGTTTCTCAGACACAGGAAATGAAATTGTAATTGTTACAGGATTGGCAGGCACAGGTGCCGTTGGTAGTGTCACAATTATAGACGATGCAGAGACTTTTGATAGTACATCAGTTACACTAGACTCAACGTCACAGACATTTGATGAGGGATAAAACATGGCTAAACAAACAGTAGGTATTGGTTCATCTGCAAATGACGGAACAGGTGACACTCTTCGTGCGGGTGCGGATAAAATTAATGACAACTTTAATGAGATTTATGCTGCATTAGGTAACAGTTCTAATGTTCTTACTGATATAATTGATTCAAATGGTTTATTTGATGTTAGCTCTGGTGCAAATAAAATTGTATTTTATTATGCGGCTTTAAGTGACCTTCCAAGTGCCTCTACATATCATGGCGCTGTAGCTCACGTTCATGCAACTGGAGGTTTATATTTTGCGCACGGCGGAAATTGGCTTAGATTAAATGATGAAACATCTGGCCCTGTAACTAAATATACAGCAGGAACAAGTGGTTCATCTGCATATACTTTTACTGGCCCTGGAGCTACTGCGGGTAATAATCCAAACTTTACTTTTTACAAAGGCCACACATACCTTATAGACAATACGGCAAATGTAAGTAGTCATCCTTTGCAAATTAGAACGTCTGATGGTGGTTCTGCTTTTACTACAGGAGTCACAGAAAACTTTAATTCAACTACAGGTTTGACACAGTTTATTGTGCCGCATGAACCAAGCGATACATCTCTAGTATATCAATGCACCAATCATAGTGCTATGGTAGGAAATATAACAATAGTGTGATATTATGAGCTTTACATTCGATCAATTAAAAACAGCCATTCAAGACTATACAGAAAATGATGAAACAACTTTCGTCAATAATCTTTCTTTATTTATAAGACAGGCTGAAGAAAGAATACTAAAAAGCGTACAACTTAGCCTATTTCGCAAAAATGCCACAGCATCTACAACTGCAAGTAACAAATATTTAGCTTGTCCAAGCGATTTTTTGGCACCTTTTTCTCTTAGTCTTGCAGGCACAGATGGAGATAAGTTTTTTATAGATTTTAAAGATCCTAGTTTTTTGCAAACTTATACACCAGACTCCACTACTACAGGATCTCCTAAATATTATGCTGTATTTGATGTTGATAATTTTATATTAGCGCCAACTCCAAATACTACTTTTACCGCAGAACTTCATTATTTTTATCGCCCTGCTAGTTTAACAGCAGGAAGTGGCAGCGGAACTACTTGGCTCAGTATAAATGCTGAATTGTCGCTGTTATATGGAGCACTTGTTGAGGCTTATATTTATATGAAGGGTGAGCAAGATATGATGACATATTACGATAAAAGGTTTACAGAATCTTTATCTGGTTTAAAAATGCTTGGAGAAGCGAAAGAGACTACGGACGAATATCGTACAGGAAAAGTTATTAGGGCAAAACAATAATGTTTAAAATAGATATAAGCGTACCAAAAGATGAACCTGTTGTTGGAATTAGAACAACAGAAAATAGAGGTTTTACTCCTGAAGAATTGGCGCAACAATGCGTAGAAAAAGTAATTTCGATCTCTGATAGCGCCCATCCCGGGATAAGAGATCAAGCTCGTGCTTTCTCAAAGCACGTTGAAAAGCTCGTCGAATACTATATGAGACAGGCTATTCGTAGTGACCGCACCACTGTATGCAATGCAATAAAAGATGCAGGTCATCCCCAACTGGCTGAACTTATAAGGAGACTTTGATATGGCCTTTTCAGGAAACTTTATGTGTACTTCTTTTAAGCAGGAGTTGCTTACAGGAAGTCACGATTTTACTAACGGAAACGATGTGTTTAAGTTAGCCCTGTATGATAACAGTGCTACATTCACTGCGGCTACTACGGCGTATACAACCTCAAATGAGGTTTCAGCGTCTGGTTCTTATAGCGCAGGGGGCGGGACACTTACAAACGTAACTCCAACAACATCTGGAACCACGGCGTTTACCGACTTTGCAGATTTGACGTTTACTTCCGCAACAATCACGGCTCGTGGTGCGTTAATTTATAATACGCAAACAGCAGGTGGTTCTGGCACAACAGATACAGTTGTCGTCTTAGATTTTGGATCTAACAAGTCTTCTACCTCTGGTGACTTTCAGGTTGTATTTCCAACGGCTGACGCATCTAACGCGATTATCCGTATAGCGTAAGGAAGCTTTCCCGTGGTTAACATCACAGGTTGGGGTCGTGGAACATGGAGCGAGGGCGCTTGGAATGAAGCGGTCCCTGTTCGTGTTGGTCACACCATCAACGGTTGGGGTGAATTAGGTTTCGGGAACACAGCTTGGGGCGGTGAATCTTCTACTTTTGCCGCAATGCAGGGTCAAGTTGGCACTGCTACCAAAAGAGATGACATAAATGTTCCGACCACAGGACTACAGGCCGCAGGATCTGTTGGATCTGTAACTGCACAAGGTAATAACAATGTTACTGCTACGGGTCTTGAAGCCACAGGATCTGTTGGATCTGTAAGTCTTAAAACCGATCAAAACAATGTACTTGTTACGGGTATATCTGCCACGGGTGTTGTTGATACAGCAACCGTTGTTCAAGGTGGTGGTGTTGATGTTCGTGTTCTCCGATCCCCTTGGGGTTTAGGCGGCTTTGGGGACGGTGCTTGGAGTGGTATTGTTGACCTGACAATGACAGGTTCTGTTGGCTCTATAAGTTTTAATAGTGCCGTAGATGTTGATGTCACTGGAATTGCAGCCACTGGAGAAGTAGGCAGCTTAACGATCATTGATGGTGATGGGGTGATTGTATCTCTCACTGGTATCGCGGCTACGGGAGCAGTTGGAACGGCCTCTGTTATTGGTGACGCTGACAATGTGCCTACCACTGGAATTGCAGCCACAGGGTCGGTTGGGTCAGTTACACTAAAGACATTTCAACGAGTTCCTGTGTTTGCAGGAGACATTACTGCAACAGGTCAAGTGGGAAGCGTAACGATTGTTGCGCCTGCCTCTGTATCTGTTACAGGTATTAGCACTAGCGCAACTGTAGGATCTGTGTTAGTTTACGATAATATAATTCCTGCTCCGGGTACAAGTTGGACAGGTATTTCTCCAAATCCAAGTAGTACATGGACGGAGGAACAGCCTAATCCAAACACAACTTGGACAGAAATAGCAGCGTAAAGGTAGGGAAAAATGGCAACCTATACAACAAATGGCGGTATCAAAAAGATTGCGACAGGTGATGAGTCTGGAACATGGGGTACGTCAACCAATACAAACTTTGATATCATTGACCGCTTGGCGGTAGGTGTTGGAGACATAACACTCTCAGGAACAACGCATACACTGACTACATCAGATGGGTCTGCCTCAGATGGTCAGTACCATGTTCTTGTGTTAGGCGGCTCACCTTCTGGCACAAATACGATTACAATAGCCCCAAATGATTCAAAAAGATTGTATCTTGTAAAGAATAACTCAGGTCAGACAGCTACATTCTCTCAAGGATCTGGTGCAAATGTAAGTGTATCAAACGGCAAATCTGCAATTATATACGCTGATGGCGCAGGATCTGGCGCGGCGGTAGTAGATCTTACATCTACGTTTGCTACTGTGCCTGTCACAGGCGGTTTACTGGCTGCAAACAACCTGTCAGATGTAGCAAGTGCATCGACAGCAAGAACAAATTTAGGAGTTGCGATTGGGTCAAACGTGTTGGCTTATGACGCAAACCTACAGGGATTTGTAACGGCTCTTACCCTCCCCACATCAGATGGAACAAATGGGCAAGCGTTGGTTACAAATGGTAGTGGTACTGTTAGTTTTGGCAGTGCCGGAATTGGAACTGGTAAAGCCATAGCTATGGCTATTGTTTTTGGTTAAAGGAGGCTAAGATATGGCTGCACCGAACATTGTAAATGTAAGCTCAATACTAGGAAAAACCGCGATGGTTGCATTGAGTTCAACATCACAGACTACACTTTTAAGTAACGCAGCATCGAGTGATGATGTTCTGAAAGTGAACATGATCCAAGTTGCAAACGTAGATGGAACAAATGCTTGTGATATAACTATAGATGTACACAGCGCAGCATCAGGTGGCGGCACAGCATACTCGCTTGTTGCAACCGTGTCTGTACCTGCTGACGCATCACTGATCGTGTTAGACAAGAACACAGCAATATACCTTGAAGAGAATACTTCGATAACTGCAACTGCGGGTACTGCAAGCGATTTAGAAGTAATTGTAAGCTACGAGCAAATCACCGACTAGTAGGAGTCGCACATGTCTAATGGTAGAGGCGGCTTTATAGGCCAAGATGGGCTAAATGCACCAGACAGCCCTACGGGTGTTAGTGGCACAGCAGGAGATCAGCAAGTAAGCGTTGCATTTACCGCGCCGACAGACGTTGGTGGTTCTGCAATCACTGGGTATAGAGCGCAATCAAATACAGGCGTGGGCGCTTCTGGGTCTTCCTCTCCGATTACAGTTACAGGTTTATCTAACGGCACAAGCTACACGTTTAACGTCTGGGCAATCAATGCGTTTGGTTATTCAGCGCCTAGTGATACGAGTACGGGAGTTAGTCCTGCATTAGCACGAGGGTTGTTTGGTGGAGGTACTAGTTCTAATGTAATAGATTATATAGATATAGGCTCTACAGGTAACGCTACAGATTTTGGAGATTTATCAGTAGTTCGTAATGAGCTTGGGGCTTTTTCATCTGTGACTCGTGGCATATTTGGCTTGGGGAATGATTCTAATAATAGTATTGATTATGTAACAATAGCTTCCACAGGAAATGCAAGCGATTTTGGCGATCCTTCATTAAATAGAAGTGGTGCATCTGGACTTTCTAATAGCACTAGAGGTCTTTTTTCAGGAGGGCAAGCGGGTGGCACTTATTATAACACGATAGATTATGTAACAATAGCCTCTACAGGTAATGCTACTGACTTTGGTAATATGCCATACAATGCGTATAGCAACGCATCTTGCGCTTCTCCAACAAGAGGAATAATCGCAGGTGGTTTTACAGATAGTTATGTAAGATCCAATGCGATAAGTTATGTAACAATCGGTTCCACAGGCAATGCTTCAGATTTTGGAGACTTGTCATCTGGAAATTGGTTGTTTTCAGGTTGTTCATCCTCAACTAGAGGTCTTTTTGGTGGCGGTAATTTTTCAGGTTCAGAAATTAATAATATTGATTATATCACAATAGCTTCAACAGGTAACGCAACTGACTTCGGTGATCTGACCACCGCAGTACAAAATAATGGTGGATTGTCATCAGAAGCTAGAGGTGTGTTCAGTGGTGGTCGATTGGGCAACGGTTCATCAACTAATGTAATAAACTATGTTACGATAGCTTCTACAGGCAACGCAACCGATTTCGGAGACTTAACTGTTGCAAGGCAAAAACTTGCAGGTTGCTCATCTGCTCACGGAGGACTTCAATAATGCCAAATTATCAAGGTGTATGGTCGCTCTCAACGCAGATGCAGAATGCTAGTGCTTGGCCTAGATTTTCTCAACCTAGAGGTTTGTTTATGGGTGGAGAGCCTAGCTCTGGTTATTCAGATGTCGTTGATTATATTAATATTACGACATTAGGTAACGCCACTGACTTTGGAAATTTAAGCACGGCAAGGCGTGATTTAATGGCTGCTTCCTCACAAACAAGAGCAATAGCAGCAGCAGGGGTAGGCACTGGTTCAAACCAAAATACCATAGACTATTTTACTATAGCATCAGCAGGTAACTCAACAGATTTTGGAGATACAACACAGACTAGCATTGTAGGCTCTGGCACTGGTAATTCTACAAGAGGCTTGTTATCATTAGGTCTAGCCTCCGCCTCACAAAACTATGATGGCTCTATTGATTACATAACATTTGCATCAACAGGTAATGCTCAAGATTTTGGTGATTTAACTCAAGGGCGAGGGTATGCAATGGACTCCGCTTTTTCAAGTCCTACTAGAGCAATATTTTATGGGGGTTATGCCCACCC